TACCATCGAAGCTCAAAATAAACAAGTTGAAGATGCGATTGCTAGTGGAAATATTAATGGAGCCGTTGGTCAAGATGGGCGTTACAACGCTGGCATCTCGATTAAGCGGACTTAAACTTAATTTTATTGGAGTTTTTTAATGGCTAACTTAAATGCACCATTTGGCTTTTCAGCCGTGATTTATGGTACAAGTGGCACCAATAACCAACAACAACGTGTTTACTACGTTCCATCGACTGATACCTCTGCGTATTACATCGGTGACACAGTTTACACAATTGATGGTGGCGATGCCAACGGTACCCCTGCAGTTGCAAAATGTGCGTCTGGTCAAACACCTCGTGGTGTTATCTCTGGCGTACTAATTGCTAACCCTAACAACCCTTCTATTCAGGGTACAAACATTGACTTGACGACTACTAGCGTTCCTGCTTCTAAGTCACAAGCCTACTATCTGCTCATCAATGATGACCCAGACCAAGTATTTATGATTCAGGGTGACAGCACCACATTTGTAACAACTGACGTAAACAAGAACGCATCCTACACTGTAGCTGCTCCTTCTATTTCAAATCAGATGTCTGCATCTGTATTAACCGGTACCACCACATCTTCTACTGCAACATTGAAGATTGTTGGAATTGAACCAATCCCAGGTAACAACTTGGGGCCTTATGTACGTTTCTTCGTGATGTTCAACCAACACGAATTTAACCGTCCATCTGCTGGCATTTAATTAGGAGAATAAAAAATGGCTGGTATTATTACAACTGGTTCGTTTCCAAAAGCACTGTGGCCTGGTATTAAGGCTTGGTGGGGTCGTTCATACAATGAGCATCCTATCGAATACACAGACTTGTTCGACACAACCACATCTGACAAAAACTACGAAGAGTACGTCCAAGCCACTGGCTTCGGTCTTGCTCCACAAAAACCACAAGGTCAAGGCGTTGTTTACGACTCTGAGACTCAAGGTTTTGTAACTCGTTTAACCAACGTTGCATACGGCTTGGGCTACATCGTTACCCAAGAAGAACTTGCTGACAACCTCTATGAAGTTGTTTCCAAGCGTCGTGCTGCTGCTAACGCTTTCTCTATGCGTCAAACCAAAGAGAACGTTGCTGCTAACGTATACAACAACGCTTTCTCCAACAGCTATGCTGGTGGCGACGGTGTATCACTCTTGAATGCTTCACACCCAAATACTTCCGGTGGCACATTCAGCAACTTGTTAACTACTGCAGCTAACTTGTCTGAAGCAGCTATCGAGAACTTGATTATTCAACAGATGCTCGCATTGAATGACCGTGGACTCCGCATCAACTTGATGCCACGCTCCATTATCGTTCACCCAAGCAACTGGTTTGAAGCTAATCGTATTTTGAAGTCTGTATATTCATACAACACTGGTGCTAATCCTCCTGGTACTGCAAGTAACGCTGTAAACGTATTACACGCTACTAACGCATTGCCTGAAGGTATCAAGATGAACCATTACCTGACAAGCACCAAAGCATTCTTTATTCGTGCTAACGTGCCAATGAACACAGGTATGATTCACCAAGAACGTCAAGCTATTACTTTCGACCAAGATAATGATTTCGACACGATGAACGCTAAAGCTAAATCGTACGAGCGTTATGCCTTCGGTTGGGGTGACCCACGTGCCTTGTGGGGTACTCCTGGAGTTTAATACTCTTCACGTGAGTAGACTCCCCCTAGTTTCCCAAAAGGTTTCTAGGGGGTTTTTTCTCTAACTTAAAGGAAAAAATTATGCCTAATAAAAAACTTCGTGAAGGCCAATCAATTGGAATGGGTGTCAAAGCTCCAGTTCAAAAGCCGACTAAAGATAAGGTAAAGAATCCAAAGCAACCAACTAAAGCTAAACAGCCTAAAGGTGGGTATTAATCATGGCAACTCAGATTCTTCCGTTTCAGATTCTGAATGACGGTTACCGCAACGCAACATTAAAAATTGCTGGATGGGTAAATGCAGGAGACCTATCGAACTATGTAGTTGTCGACCCAAGTACATTAAGCCAAATTGATGCTCAAGGAACAATTCCAAGTACAGTACGTGTAAAGCGTATTAACTTCGATATTCAAGACGGTATTCAGGTTACTTTGAACTGGGATGGTGCAACCCCAAGATTGTTATGGGAGTGTGCTGGTCGTGGAGAAATCAAAGCAGCTAATTTTGGTGGTATTACTGATAATGCAATTACACCTAACGGTAAGATTACATTGACAACCTTTGGTGGTGCAGCTACCACAGCATTAACGTCATTTACTATTGTTTTAGAACTTATCAAAGATTAATATGCAAGTAGCAAACATTAACGCTAAAGAGATAGAATTAACCGCTACCATTATCCGTGCAGACGGAAGCAAAGTAGAGTTAGGCGTTATTGACTACTGGCACAGAAACCCAATCAACCGTTTTATATGGAGAATTAAAAAATGGCTACGCTCCTCGTAAATACTGGTAAAGCGATTGTTACTAACTACCTCAACGGTGGTGCAGCTACTCAGCCTAAGTATGTGGCTTGGGGTACAGGTGCAGGTACAACGTCAGCTAGTGATACAACTTTATTTACCGAAGTAACACCACGTGTTAGTGGTACTACTTCACAAGTAACAACTTCTACAACTAACGACACTTTCCAAGTTGTTGGTACTCAGACCGCAGGTACTTCTGAGACTATCACCAATGCTGGTTTGTTTGATGCTTCTACATCGGGTAACTTGTTTGTTAAAGGCGACTTTACAGGCGTTCCCCTCAATAGTGGCGATTCAATTCAGTTTACCTTCAAGGTGCAATTTAGTTAAGGAATAACATGGCTCTCGTAGTTTATGACCGAATACAGCAAACTGGCACTGCTAATACAACTGTTAGCTTTACTCTGTCGGCAACTACAACGGGCTATCAATCGTTTGCGGTAGTAGGTAATGGAAACACTACCTACTACTCAGCAAATGACGGAACAAACTGGGAGGTCGGTATTGGAACTTATTCCACTACTGGCCCAACCCTTACACGAACAACTATACTGTCTTCAAGCAATAGTGGAAGTGCAGTAACATTTACCGGAACAGTAACCGTATTCTGTGATTACCCCGCAGGTAAAGCAGTCATTCAAGATGCTAACGGTAACGTAGCAGTAACCTACAATACAGCAGGGTCAAGTTCTATTGGCTCTTTAAATATTGGTGGTGCGGTTAATGGAGTTACTGACACTGGAATGGCAGCATCAATTGTTGGTACTGCAGACACATATGTGTTTACTGCATTACAAAACAAAAACACTGGGGCAACAGCCAACACGTCTTATTCTTCTTACGCTTTATACAACAACACAGGTTCTGTATATGGCGAAATAGGAATGAATAGTAATAACTATAGTTATTCTGCAGCAGGTTTTCCAAATAATTCATTATCCCTTCCAAATGCAACATTTATAGAAGCAGGCAGTGGTTCAGACCTTGTATTAGGCACCTATGGCTCAACTCCAATCCATTTTCTAATAAATGGAACATCGTCTACTGCAGATGCTATGACGATTGATACTTCAGGTAATGTGACAACACCTAATGTACTGACAGGTGCGGAAGTAGTAGCCTCTAACGGTCTTCATGTAAATAGTAATAGCGTATCTGCAAGTTATTCTATTCCTTCAGGTTCTTCAGCGATGTCTGTTGGGCCTATGACAGTAGCATCAGGTAAATCAGTTACCGTACCATCTGGAAGCCGTTGGGTAGTTCTTTAATATGTTTGGGAAGCAATCCTTCTCATCAGCTTCTTATGCTGGAACCGGTAATAAAACCGTCAACCAAGCGTTAACTTATTTATCTACAAGCACTGTAAGTATTATTAAGCAGTTACGGAGGGCGTTGTCGGTAACAAGCACATCAGCAGTAACCCTAATAAAGTCCTTATTGCGAACATTAAGCTATACCTCAACATCCACCTCAACAATTATCAAATCCCTGTTGAGGACTTTGAGCGTAAGCAGCACTTCTGCAGTAAGCATTATTAAAGCCATCGTCAAGAGCATGGGAACCGTCATTGAGACGGAAACCGTGGTTATTCTTGAGAAAGCATCCCATTTCTTAACATTGGCTATTACCAGTGTTAGCACTAGCTCTATTGCTAGGGTAGTCAGCCGATTCTTGACTCTGTCTTATACATCGACCTCTAGCTCATCTATCGTCAAATCTTTATTGCGTACATTAAGCGTTTTAAGCACTTCCACAGCCTCGATTGTCCGT